TCAGTCCTCCTGCCATCTCCAGGATGGCCAATAATATCCCTGACCGAAGCGCGCGCCAGCATGAAGCGCGCAAGTACGGTCCCGTTCTGTTTCAATGCCTTCAATAAGCACATTCGCAGCGATTTTTGAACAAAGGGTGACCAGCTGTGTCAGCGCCTGCGTTTCACGTAAACGCCAGAAAGCGATCTTATCGATTTTTATTCCGCTTAATGGCAGGCGGCAGGATAAAAATGCTTGTCCTGACGCTTCATCAATATCATCCAGCCAGATCCGGTGTCCTCGCGCGGTCAACTGCTGAAGCGCACAACTCACCCTCAGACGCGCCGGGTCTGAGAGTGTAAAGAACGAGGCAGGCTCCACGAGTTCAATGTTCAGCGGTGGGCTGTTAAGTTGCAGTAAACGCTGGAACATTTCCGGTATGGTCAGAACGGTTATCGGCAAATTTATGAAAAGGTTGTCACAGGGGCAGGGGTTTTTTAACGCGGCGATCTGTGCTTCCAGCAGCATAAGCGCCCGGGCGGCGGACCAGTCCTTGAAAAAGCTTTCGTTTTGCTGATGCGGCGACAGCACGCTGAGCACTTCGGCCCCCACCGTGCGCGAAGATGAGAGGGCGACAATGGGTTCAAGCTTAATGCCTGTAATATCGTGTGAGATGTGCTGCACGCACGAGGGAAAACCTGTCTGGTCTGGCGCTGTCACTCCGTCGTCCTGTTCACTTCCAGCCTCCAGGCGGCCGGGTTACCGCTGGACAGTGTGAAGGTGAAGTAAACAGGAAAACAGCAGGCGTTACTTAAAAGCGGCTAAGCCTTTTCGCAGCCCGTAAAAGAGGGATAAATGTTGAAAAAACAGCCGTATTTACAATCAGCTAGTCATTATCGCCAGAGAAGGCGGAAAAGGCATTGACTCACTACGCATTGACCGTATAATTCCAGGCGTTTCACCACCGCGAAGTACACTCTTCTCCGTGCGCCCTTAGCTCAGTTGGATAGAGCAACGGCCTTCTAAGCCGTAGGTCGTAGGTTCGAATCCTACAGGGCGTGCCATTTAAAAACAGTTACTTACGCCAGTTTCAAGCCAGCCTGATTTTCTCCTTGTGTCGTATTTGTGTCATGGTTGCCAAAAATGGCATCAATTTTCCGTGCGTGTTCGCTTAAGTGGTTCGGCGCCAGGTGAGCGTATCGACGTACCATTTCGATGGACTCCCAGCCGCCCATTTCTTGCAGAACGGACAACGGAACGCCGGACTGAATTAACCAGCTCGCCCAGGTATGCCGGAGGTCATGAAAACGGAAGTCTTCTATACCCGCTCTTTCCAGTCCAATGCGCCAGGCGACATTGTCATCCACTCGCATTTTGCGGACAGCCGGAGTGACGGTTTTATCCGGGCGCGTTGATGGCTTCGTGTGAACGAATACCCACCTGGAACTTTTCCCGATCTGATCCCTTAACACCCTGCATGCGGTATCATTCAGAGCCACGCCGATAGCCTTGCCCGCCTTCGCGTTCTCCGGATTTACCCATGCAACCTTTCTCTGCATATCGACCTGCTGCCACTCCAGATCAATGATGTTGGAGCGGCGCAGGCCGGTTGCCAGTGCAAATATTACAACTGGCTTTATTGACTCCGGCATGCAGGCGATAAGCCTTTCCGCCTCATCTCTGGTCAACCAGCGGATGCGTTTGCTGATCGGCTTTTTCGTTTTAATAACTGGGGCTGTTTTAATCCACCCCCAGTCATTAGCCGCAGCCTTAAACAGAGAACGCATAAAAGAAAGATGCTGGCTCTTTGTGGCCTGGCTAACCGGTTTATCGTTATACGGCGGCGGTTCCTTTCCCCGCCGGATTGCCGCGTCCCTGCGTGACTCCCAGATCTGAATATGCTTACGGTTGACCATCTTAGAAACAGCCTCGTTAACCTGCTCGGCTGTGATGGTCGAAATATCCCGCCCGGAGAAATGCCGCAGGAAGTATTCGATTTTGGTCTTATCGTCATCAAGTGACCGCTTATGCTCCTTCTCGCGGATCCACCTGATGCAACATTCCTCGAATGTCCTCGTCGGAAGCTCCCCAATTTTATCCACCCGCCAAGCTTCAGCCTTCAGCTTGTCGTGCAGCTCCTGCGCTTGTTTCTTGTCCCCCGTACCAAGAGATCGTCTAATTCTTTTCCCTGACGGCGTAACGAAATGACAGTGCCAGACGCCGCCTCTGAGGGTGATTGACATAAAATTTCTCCTTTATGTTCACCCGCGCTCGCGGAAACAGGATCGCGCGGGTCATGTAAATACGCAATACAGGCGACGTCGGTCGTTCGGTATTTGTTCCCGATCTTCTTCCCGGCCAGCTGCCCCGAGTCGATAAGACGGTAGACAGTTCTCGGTGAGACTTTCAGGAGTTTCGCTGCCTTTTGCGCAGTGAGTGGCTCTGCTGTAACCATCTCCCCTCCTATGACATTGTTTTATAAAACTGCGGGCCGTCGGGTGTGGCCGCGCGTAATTCGTTTTCCGCGTGCACTGAATAATTGCCGTCATCCCATCGCACCCAGGCTTTCGGGTGATCGCCTTCCGGCTCCAGTTGGCTATCCACCACGCCATGTATACCGCCGGTCTTCTTCTGGACTAATGCGCCCACATTAAAAGCAGCCATTGCACACCTTCCGGTTCGTGAAGAAATGAGATGAGAGCGCCCAGCGCCATAAGTGCGGCGATGAGCCAGGTCATGGGGTTTGATTGCATGATTAACTCCCAAAAGAAAACCCGCTCAGTGGCGGGTTCTATTTAGGTGAGGCAGGGATGTGGCGAACGGTCTATTCGGGCATTAAAGCGAGGAAATCTTTTTTATAAAGTTCTTTCAATTCAGACATAACCTCGGCAGAGGCCATTTCATGGGTAAGCAAAGTTCTGCCCAGACGTTTCTCAGCATCCTGCTGAAAATCAGAAAAACTCCCGATCAATACCCCAGTGTAGCCAGTTAGGATGGTGCACTGCTGTTGTGTAAGTTTCATCTAATTCCTCCTTTATGATGTCGGTATTCTATCGCACTAAGTTTTCGCACCCAATAGCCAACTCATAACTGGCTATCAGTTGCGACATGGTTTGATGTGAAGACGCGGCTCACCGTCTTTAGGTTCCGGCCAGTGGCGGGTTATGTTCACCTTTAGTTTTTCTTCCAGCGCCGCGGTGATTTGCTCATCGGTGATACCGGCGCGCCGCTGCGCGTCCCAAAGCAGGAACTGCATATCAGCCCACTCGCTGAGGTCGCTAGGATCGGCGGCAGCTTCCAGCGCCTCTTTCGAAAGGTGCTTCAGCGGTCCGATGGGGCCGACATTGCCGAAGGTCTTTTCTGACCATTCAGCGTGGCGCCGCCGGATCAGGTTTCTGGTGAACTGTGATTTCTTCGATTCGTAAGGTTTCACGCTCTCTCCTCATGCCGCGCGCTGGGCACGCAGCGATTTAATATGCTCGCTCGTCTCCAGTTCGGCGCGGATCTGCGCCGCCTCACGGTGATCGAGGTGCTCAAAATCATTGTTAAAACGGTCGATTGAAGCGGTGTTGATCCGGCCCTGTCGCCAGTAGCGGACTATCTGTGATGTGCAGCTGTGGATGATGACTGGCCAACCGTGCTGGTCAGCGTAAATCTGGCCCCGTTGAATTAGCTGGAACATTGGCTGACTCCTGCATCATGAGGAAGACAATCATTGCGGCGCGAGCCTGCCTGATGAGCGACTGGGTTACTTCGACTACACGTTCGACGACGAGAATGACTCGCTGGGCGACCGCGTGCAGGCGATCTGTAATGCTGCGTCGGTGGTGGCGTACTGGGACGACGGCGTGCTGACGTTTACCCGTGATCAGAAGGTTGACTACCCGGCTGCCGTATTCAACCGGGCCAACATGAAGACGGACGAGTACAAAATGACGTACGAGGCCACGCTTCCTGGCGGCTACGACGGCGTACAGGTGTCCTACGTCCACCCGACCACGAACAATAAGACGTACATCAACTATCGCGTGCTAAACGGCGCCATCGTCGAACAGGAAGCGGAAAATCCGAACAAGCTGGAGATAGTCGGCTTTCGTAATGAGTATCAGGCCCGGGAGCGCGCATTACGAGAAACCAAGCGCCTAATCTACTCGCGCGTGAAGATGAACGCCAAAGTGTTTGAGGACGGCATTATCCAGGTCGGCAGCGTCATACAGATGCCTGACATCTACGACAGCAACCAGCAGCAGGGTTACATCACCGGACGCTCCGGGAATAACTTTGATACCAGCGAGCCGATCACGTTTAACGGCTCGATGTATGTGCTGGTTACCGACAGCCTGGGTAACCCAACTCCGCGCTATCCGGCCACCGCCCGTAGCGACACGAAGTACGGATTCACCGCGGCAATACCCGGCATTCAGCTCAATATCTGGAACGGAGACACTGTCCAGCTCCCGTCGCGCTACCTCATTGCGACGGTGGAGGAACTGGACAGCCAACTATGGACAGTCAACAGCATCAAACCGAACACAGATAACACGGTATCTCTGACCGTCGCGGAATACAGCGACGCCATCTACCAATAAGAACCGTCCCCGACCAACCCCAACCCGGCCACCGTGCCGGGTTTTTTATGGAATAATTATGGCTACTACACCTACCAACCTGCCTGTTCCAAGCGAATCACCACGCGATCTGAAGTATAACGCCGGGAAAATTGACGAGTTCGTCACTTCGATGGGGTGGACTTATATCGATCGATTTGGTCAGAAGCACTACACAATCGAGGGAATCAATTACATCGCGCAGCAGGCAATGAACGCCTTCGGTTACGTTATCCTTTCAGGGAAAACATTCACCACCGGCGCGACTATCAACAACCCTAATGAGGTGCTGCTGAACACCTCCGACGGCGAATATTACAAATGGACTGGTACGTTTGCATCCGGCCCGAAAGTTGTTCCGGAAAACTCTACCCCTGCCAGCACTGGTGGCGTTGGTCCTGGTTCATGGGTTGGTGTCGGTGATGCATCTCTTCGTGCAGCACTGGCCGCGATGGATGGCGAGAAGTTAATTGGTGAGTGTCCAGACATTGCTACGCTTCGAACTATAGAGCCATCCTATGACAAGCAGCGCATCACCGTACGGGAGCACACCGCAAATACCGGCTATGGTGGTGGTCAGTTCCGGGCCGTAATGTCAGGATCGTCGTACGCTGATAACAACGGGACAATCATCAAAACTAGCGGTGGCGCTGCATGGGTGCGGGTAAACGTCGGTTATATATCACCGTATATGTTCGGAGCGCTACCGAGGGTTGACGCAACTACCCCTACAGCACATACAGCCATTAATGCGGCGGCGGCAGCCGCTGTGTCACAAAACGCCATATTTGATGGGCTCGGAGCTACATTTAATGTAACCGGGGAATGCACAATCAACAACAGCAACTCCATAATTTTTCAGAATATGGGTCTTGTCGTTACTGATGTCGCTGCATCTTTCAATGTTGTGCGCGTGCGCAACGCAGACCACACTATACGACGAATACGTATTGAGGGGAGCAACTCTAAAGTTCTTGGTATTAATGTAGAATCTACCGCAACAGGTACTATTGTTGGGAGCTGTAAAGTAACCAATACTGGGCTAACCGCGATATACAGCACCGCCTCGCGAGTTGTTGCCAGGAATAACCAGACAGACTCTTGCGGTCTTTTAGGAACAGGCAACTACCGTTGCAGTATCTGGTTCAACGAGAACGAACATGCTGTTATGGAGGGGAACATTTGCACCCATTGCGCTTGGGGAATCCTAATGAGAAATACCATAGGAACATCTCAAGGTTACTTTAATACCATGCGTAACAACATTGTAGTTTCCGCTTCAGGTACGACGGCAGACTGCCAGGGGATATCAGCATCTGCCCAGATCCACCTGAGCACCACTGATAATATTGTGCGCGGTTTCCCGAATAACGCAATTGACCACCAGAACTGCTTCGGCATGATTATAACCGGAAATCAGATTCACCAATGTAACGATGGAGTGTTTATCGGAGACAGGTCTTGTGGCCGCATCATCATTTCAAATAACAATATTGAGGCCTGCTTTACAGGCATCCGTTATTACAACCCGTCAAACTCAACCCCTGAGTATCAGAATCAGACTTTTGCCGATGTTCAGATAACAAATAATGTCATCTATACGTCTACATCACGAGCTATCTGGGTGATTATGACTGGAACAACTTCGGCTAATTTCATGACAAATGTCAACGGTAATATAGTTGACGGGAACGGCTCCGCGGGTCTTGGTATTGTTATGGATACTGTGACATACGGAAGTGTTAGCCAGAACCAAGTACGAAGAGTCAGGGGCCATGGTATTGACTTAGCATCCTGTGAGGGGCTGCGGGTTATGGGTAATAGCATTGCGGATGCCGGGTTTACCACAACCGGCACGTACAACGGCATTAATCTAAGCAATTGCAACCGCTGCAATGCATCTGATAACTACGCAGTAGGGCCTTCTATGATTTATTCTGTGGTACTTGGTGGCGGGGCTTATAACATGGCGTATACCAATCACGCGCGCTCAACCTCAGGAGCGACGGCAGTTAGCATTTCCGGTGGTACTGGGAACGTAGAATCATTGAATATTAAGTCATAACTAATGCGCCCCTAATGGGGCGCAACTATTCAGATTGGCATACCATATTTGGCATTCATTTCTCTGTCCGGCTGGATTTTTATCTCAATGTTACGAGGTATCAACCCATTGGACTTAAGAGTTTCTGAAATGGCTTTTCCTCTTGTTACCGGGAACGGCCAGTTGTCATTGTTATCACCCTTGGGCACATGTAGGGTCATTGTGCGTTGGTTTCCATTAACTGCGTTTTGCACCTGCTCAATCATATCTTGACCTATCGCGTAAGCAACTGAAAAAGGAACGTTCCCACTATTTGACTCTCGCAAAGAATGAGACTGGTCCGTGGTCTTGTTAATTAAGAACAGCATAACTATTGGAGCGAAATAGTGAACAGCCTTAAAGCGCTCAATGAAGTACCCCAAGCCCAAACTGGCAGCAACTATCAAGTACATAAAAGAACCCCACATTGCCACAGGTCGAGTAGCATAGTTAGCACTAGCCTTTGCGCACACCAGAATAAGAGCCAATGTAGTGATGGCACCAGAGATAACCGATACCCAGAAAGCGTATCTTTTACCTTCAGTACTTTCATCTGAATTTCTTCTTAGCAAAAACACTGCACCGCAAACCAATCCAACAGTCAGCACAATGAAGAAGGTGCGATCTGTTAATTTAAGCAGTGAGTAAAATGCATTGACTGTACCTGAAATATCCAGATGATCTTTTGCCATTCGGTCCGCTCTTCCTCCGTTCATTTCAAAGAGAGCAGAAATAGCCCACATCGCCAGAGTGATGCAGTGGAAAGGGTAATCCTTAATCGTCTCAACAATTTTAAATCTGTTGCTAATGAGATTCAGAAGAAGTACCACACCGCACATAACTGCAAGCAAAACACTGGCAAAAATGTTCGAAAATACACATAGGTAAATGGAAAATATCAGAACGCCAGAAAAGATCGCTCTTTCGTAAAAGAATGGCTTTAAGGTTGACGACATTCTTAAAACGTAAAGTGCCAGCGTGCCGTTTATTAGGGCTGGAACAATATAGTGATAATAACAGGTAAGATTTTGCTCCCACAACAGGTATGGACTGTTATTATTATTTAGAGTTCTGAATAGGCCGAACAGGCACAGTAAGTAGAAGATCACTAAAACTGAACTTGTGTAAGTTGATAACCCTGCGGTCTTCCTCATCAAAAGATAGAATTGATAAAGGAATAACACAACAAGAACTGCAACTAAAACCGCTGTCAAATAAGCAATAGCTTCAAGGAATGTAAACCCAAGAGGCATAACGACAGATGAGGCAATGTTACCAAATAGTGGGAAAGATACCTCAGGAACTACCTTGATAGGGTTAAAACCGCCCCATTGCGGATATGCTTGCCTACCGGAAGAAAGGTTGATCCACTCATCGCCAGAAGTAATAGTTACCGGATGAATAACCGTAAAAAACACAGCCACAACTGCGAATACAAATGTGAACAACACCCACTTTATTTGAATCTCTTTTCCCAAAGTCTGACTAATCATTTCTCGTCCTTCCGAATATCATTGAAATCTTTTTTGATGATGTATCGAGGCCTTCCTTTAACTTCAACATAAATTCTGCCGATATATTCCCCAAGCACACCTATGCCTATCAACTGAATCCCGCCCAAGAAAAGTATTGAAACCAGCATTGATGGATAGCCGCGAACCGGGTTGCCGAACGCTAACGTGTCGACGATCATCCATGCGCCATAGATGAAGGCCAGGCCAGCAACGAACAAGCCGATATACGTCCACATGCGCAGTGGGAAAGTTGAGAAACTGGTGATACCCTCTAACGCTAGGTTCCACAGTTTCCAGCCATTAAACTTAGAATCCCCGGCAACACGTTCTGCGCGGGCATATTCAACAACACCAGTGCGGCCGCCAACCCAACTCAAAACGCCTTTCATGAAAAGGTTGCGTTCTGGCATTAGCTTGATGTTTTCAACCACATCTCGAGACATCAGGCGGAAGTCGCCAACGTTTTCCTCGATCTGCGGATTGCTGATTTTGTTGTGCAGCTTATAGAACCACTCTGCGGTCTTACGCTTGAGTCGCCCATCGGTGGACCGGTCAGAGCGTTTAGCCAGCACCATATCCGCCCCGGCCTGCCATTTCTCTATCAGGTGCGGTATAACCTCAATTGGGTCCTGCAAATCAACATCTATCGGGATAATAGCTTCGCCGCTTGCATGGTCCAGTCCTGCAAACAGCGCAGGTTCTTTACCGAAATTGCGGGTAAAGGAAAGAGGAATGACAAGCGGATCGGCCACAGCGAGCGCATTTATTATTGATTCTGTCGCATCTTTACTGCCGTCGTTGATAAAGACTATCTCTACTTCATGCTGTTGTAGCTCTTCAAACTCCCGCACGGTTTTGTAGAAGATTGGAATAGCATCTTCTTCATTAAATACCGGAACGACCAGAGAAATTTTCATTTCGCATCCCTAAAGACAATGAACTTTGAATAGATAAAGCCGCACACCAGACTGATAGCGGAGAAGAGAATGAGAGTCACAATTGGAGCCATACCGGACTTATCGGCAGCCCAACCAACAGCTGCGCTCAAGGATCCCATAAACCCTACATACAGCATGTAGCGCATCGTGGTTGTCGAAGACTTAAACGTGAACCTGGCGTTTGCAAAGAAGCTGAATGACACCGCCACGACGAACCCGGCGAAGTTGCCAAGAGCCTGACCTGTGTGAAACGCGTATATGCAAATAGCGAACACAACCCAGTGAATGAGCGTGTTTATGACGCCGATCGATGTGTACTTAGCAAAGAGCTTTAACATTATAAAAATCAGCAAATTCGGAAAGGTCTGAAGTTTAGCATCACTGTCCAACTTGATCGACTCTCATATTTGACGATACTGTACATAAATACAGTTGTTTTTGGAGGGGCCATGGAGGAAAAAGCTCAGCGATACAAACTTGAACAGTTATGTAGCGTTAACCGCTACTCATGCCTGGTTGAAACATCAGGTGGTTATGCGCTTTTTCAGCCTGATCTTGTGCCCGACAACGGAACGCGCGTGCTGGTGCATGCGTTCGGCCAGCTACAGTTCGCGGTCGTTATGGGCGGTGCGCTCATCACCGAAGACGGTGAAAGCATAGAAGGTGATGCTTTAGATGAAGTCGATGTCATGGGAGTGGTGACCTTTTTTATCAATGGCGCTGCGGTGTTCACAGACGACAATCCGGTGATGTGATGTTTGCCTTAGTCGATGTGAACTCATTTTATGCCAGTTGCGAGACGGTGTTCAGGCCAGATCTGCGAGGCCGTCCGGTGGTCGTTCTGTCGAATAATGACGGTTGCGTAATCGCACGTAGCGCCGAGGCAAAGGCTGCCGGGATAGCGATGGGTGAGCCGTTCTTCAAGCAGAAGGAGTTGTTCCGGCGAGCTGGGGTTGTTTGCTTCAGCAGCAACTACGAGCTCTATGCAGACATGTCCAGCCGGGTAATGACCACGCTGGAAGAAATGAGCCCGCGCGTGGAAATTTACAGCATAGACGAAGCCTTTTGCGACCTGACCGGAGTAAGGAACTGCCGGGACCTGACTGAATTTGGGAAAGAAATCCGTGCGACGATATTACAGCGGACACATCTCACAGTCGGAGTCGGCATAGCCCAGACCAAGACGCTGGCGAAGCTGGCCAATCATGCTGCGAAAAAATGGCAACGGCAGACTGGCGGGGTGGTTGACCTCTCAAACGTCGACCGGCAGCGCAGGTTAATGGCACTGGTGCCGGTAGAGGATGTCTGGGGCGTTGGCCGGCGCATCAGCAAGAAGCTGAACGCTATGGGCATCAAAACGGCACTGGACCTCTCAGAACAAAGCACGTGGATTATCCGCAAGCACTTCAATGTCGTGCTGGAGCGAACCGTCCGGGAACTGCGCGGCGAGCCATGCCTGGATCTGGAGGAGTTCGCGCCGGTGAAGCAGGAAATTGTATGCAGCCGATCTTTTGGCGAACGCATTACTGACTATGAGCAAATGCGGCAGGCTATTTGCAGCTACGCGGCCCGTGGTGCTGAAAAGCTTCGCGGCGAGCACCAGTATTGCCGTTTTATATCCGCCTTCATTAAGACCTCTCCGTTTGCCCTTAATGAGCCGTATTACGGAAACAGCGCATCGGTAAGGCTGCTCACGCCAACGCAGGACAGCAGAGACATCATCAACGCCGCGGTAAAGTGTCTGGACAAAATCTGGAAGGACGGTCACCGGTACCAGAAAGCGGGTGTCATGCTGGGCGACTTCTTCAGCCAGGGCGTGGCCCAGCTCAACCTTTTCGATGACAGTGCACCTCGAGCTGGTAGCGAGAAGTTAATGGAGGTGCTGGATCACCTGAATGCAAAGGACGGAAAGGGCACGCTCTATTTTGCCGGGCAGGGTATACAGCAGCAATGGCAGATGAAGCGTGAAATGCTTTCTCCACGCTACACCACCCGGTATTCAGATCTTCCAGTGGTCAAGTGACGGGCTCTATAAGTTCTGGTCCCTGATTCTTCACATTACCCACGGCGCGCGTAACGGCATGCCAGATAAACTTGTCGGCGGGCACTGCCCCGTCGGCTATTATCTCCTTAGCTTCTTTCCCACCTACATCCTGACGCATCCATTCCCTTGCAGCTTCCGGCGACAGAACCAGTGGCCGACGGTCATGAATATCGACCAGTCCTTTGTCAGCAGCAGATGTCACGATCAGGAAACCCTCTGCTTCATCGCCGCGTTCAAATGGCGTGCTGCCTATCGCCGCCATGAATATCGGCTGCCCGTCGGACCGGTGAATGAAGTATGGTTGTTTCTTGTCGCCTTCTTTCTTCCATTCGAACCATCCATCGGCAAAACAGATCGCCCGGCCATGCTGCCAGAGAGGTTTGAACATGCGGCTCGTGGCCGCCGTCTCGACGCGCGCGTTAATCAAAGGTGCTTTATCCCACCACCCGGGCGCGTAGGACCACAGAACCGGATCGAGATGTAACTGCTCATCGCGTTCGCTCAGTAGCAGCACTTTGGTTCCTGGCGCCACGTTGTACCGGCCAATAGGTTCCGGGTCATATGCAATGTCGCGGTCGCCTTCATCGGCAAGATATGCCAGATAGTCTTCACGTGTTTGTGCTTGTGCAAAACGTCCACACATAGAAACCTCCAGTCAGTCAGACTGAAAGTATAGGGCAGGGAGAAAAAGTAGCGCGCGCTGGTTAAGTCTTACAATCGGATCGGTGGGGATTATGCTGATGTTATGGGAGGGCGTAAAGCTGCGTGTTACGAAACTGGAAGGAGCTACGCAAAGTTGGGGGATCGGGAAATTACATAGCGATGTCTGGTGGCATGGATATGCATTCTCTGTGTCATAGATGTGTCATGCATGGATGTATCACAAGAAAACGAGAAAGCAGGTAACGACACGTAATGACACAAATGCGTAGCGAGCGCGGAAAAACTAATGATATTACAGTGCGTTAAATAGTACTCTACGTTCTTCTAAGCCGTAGGTCGTAGGTTCGAATCCTACAGGGCGTGCCATTAAATTTCACATATTGCCGCCTGCGCGACGTCCTGCTGATTTTCTCCATGAAATACCCCTCGTGAAAGTAGCGTTAACGCACATTTTTCACAGCACAATTGACTGTTATAACAGTATTTTTCTTACCCTATGGCAATTTTGCTATTCCTCTACCATGCTCATACCACCTCACTCTTACTCGTGGGGCTTTTCGTAGTTGCTGATTAATCTCAAGGAAAAAGGTTATGAAAAAAACGACTGCTATTTTGATGGGCGCTGCATTTCTGTTTACCACCAATACCTTTGCGGCTGAACTGCTGACGAAAAACGAGTTTGAGAAAGTGGAATCACAGTATGAAAAAATCGGTACGGTTAGCACTTCCAATGAAGTCTCGGTAGACGACGCGAAAAAAGAGCTGATCGAGAAAGCCGATAAAGAAGGTGCTGATGTTCTGGTGCTGACTTCCGGCAACACCAACAACAAAATTCACGGTACCGCCGATATTTTCAAGAAAAAATAA